TTCCGACTGTGAAAACCATGCCGCTTTTCCCCGTTCAAACCGAATGGGTAGCACCTGATACGTTCCCCAATCTGTCCACTGCCAAGGAGATTGCAATTGACCTCGAAACGTCTGACCCTAATATGGACTCTCTTGGCCCCGGCTGGCCTCGTAATGACGGTTTTATTGTGGGATATGCCATCGCTGTGGACGGCTGGGCCGGATACTATCCTGTTGCTCATGCTGGCGGTGGCAATTTGGATAAACGGTTGGTGGAACGATGGGTCAAAGATGTCCTCGCCACCCCCGCCGACAAAATCATGCACAACGCCGCCTACGATGCCGGATGGCTTAAGACTTCGGGATTTACCATCAACGGCAGAATTCTTGACACCATGCTCGCCGCCCCGCTTCTCGATGAGAACCGCTTCTCGTACAGCCTCAATGCGCTTGGCTTCGATTACCTTAAAAAGGTCAAATCAGAGGCCTTACTCAAGCAGGCAGCAGCCGACTTTGGCGTTCACCCCAAGAAAGAACTATGGAAACTCCCTGCCATGTACGTTGGGGAATACGCCGAGCAGGACGCGGCGCTGACCCTAGAGCTGTGGCAGCACTTCAAAGTCAAGTTGCGTCAGGATGAGGTTGAATCCATCTTCGATCTGGAGACTGAAGTCTTCCCGATCTTGATGAACATGACCCTGCGTGGCATCAGATTCGATCGCGTCAGATGCGGTACCCTGATTGATCAGTTGGTGGCCCGTGAACAGCAAATCCACAGGGAACTGAAGTCAGCCTGTGGAAAACCAGTGGATATCTGGGCTGCCCAATCGATCGCCATGGCCTTTGACAAGCTGGGTGTTGCCTATGGCAAGACGGCTGCCGGGGCACCGAGCTTTACCAAGAACTTCTTGGACAATTGTGAACATCCTGTGGCCAAGTTGATCGTTGAAGCCCGCGAGACCAACAAGACGCACAGCACATTTTTGCAGCCTTACATGGACTTCAGCAAAAAGACTGGACGCATTCACCCGCATGTGAACCAGATGCGCAATGATGAGGGCGGCACGATCACCGGACGGCTGTCCATGAACAACCCCAACTTGCAGCAGGTTCCGGCCCGCCACGAAATCATCGGGCCCATGGTGCGCTCGCTCTTCTTGCCGGAGGAGGGGGAGTTGTGGGCGGCCAATGACTTCAGTTCCCAAGAACCGCGCCTCTTGGTGCACTATGCAGCCCTCTTGAACCTGCCGAGTGCGGACAGGATGGTGGACGCATACCGTGATGACCCCAACACCGACTTTCACCAAATGGTGGCCGACATGGCAGGCATCAAACGCAAGCCTGCCAAGACCATTGGTCTGGGCTTGATGTACGGCATGGGCAAAGCAAAGCTGGCCGCAGAGCTGGGATTGCACATCGAGGAGGCTTCCACGCTCATTGATACGTTCCATACCAAGGTGCCATTCTTGAAAGGTACCGTCAACGCCGTCATGAAGCGCATTGAGCATCCAGCTTCGGGCGGATCGATCAGAACGCTTCTTGGCCGCAAGTGTCGGTTCCCTCTGTGGGAACCCATGGAATGGGGCGTGAACAAGGCGCTGCCTTACGAACAAGCCATGGTGGAATACGGCCCAAGGATCAAGCGTGCGGGCACGTACAAGGGCTTAAATAAGCTGATCCAAGGGTCAGCCGCAGATCAGACCAAAGCGGCCATGGTAGCCCTTGCCAAGGCCGGGCTTAGCCCCATCCTGCAAGTGCATGATGAGCTGGCGCTGTCTGTCAAGAATCGGGAGGAGGCACAGGCTGGTGCTGAGATCATGGCCAACGCCGTGAATTTGATGGTTCCCAGCCGCTGTGATGTGGAGATTGGCCCGAGCTGGGGAGAAGCCAAATGACGCAAAACACTGTTCAATGGTCAAATGCAATGGACCCGACAAAGTGGGACTTGGAGACAGAGAAGGCGAAAGTCACTACCTGTCTGAATCGTTTTGAGGTGCTGGCCAGCAGCAAAGAAATGCATTCTGATGTCATGCGCGAGTGGGCGCATGAACGGTTGGATGAGTGGCTGGACAAGCGATAAGTTGTTGGTGGCTCCGTTCATTTTTGAGCGTAGGCTCCGACGGAACAGCGGAGATAGAACAATATTCACACCAACACGGCTGGGGACTGTTAGCCCAACTTGGCGAGAACTGCGGCTTTGTCGGTTTATACCTACAGCGTGCCATCTTTGCCAATCCCCATGCGTGTTAGTTGTTGGTAGTCGGGGCGCTCATCTCCCGAATCTCTTGGTAGGCACTTCCTACCCTCATTCTGTGCCGGACACAAAACCATTTATTCCACCAACACGGCTGGGGACTGCCGGAGGGAGTCGAACCCCCGATAATCCATAACCCATTACTGGGTTGGCTGCTGCTACCACTGGCTCCATCAGCAATCCCCATGCGTGTAGGTGTTGGTACAGGAACGGCCCCAACTGCCGGATGATTTCTCGACTCCTGCTGTGAATCATCAGACCCAATCTGATTGCCTTGCGGCTGATTCAACATCATCTGGTCAGCTTTCGCCAACTAGGTCTCAACGGTCAAAATCTTAACAGCTTCTTAAAGATTGTCCAAAACCTTGTTTTGGTGACCGCTGTATCTTCAAACAAATCCAGTTGCGTGATGGTGAATCGATATTCCCCCTTCCCGCGCCCGGGCTCGAGGACCGCTTCAATCTTGCTCTCGTTGGCCAAACTCAACCCACAACGGCGGACCACGGAGGCTGGCAGGTTTGCAAAAGCTGCGATCTCCGTCGTCTTCATCGTGTAATTGTTCGAGCGCAACGCAGCGAGGAACACGGCCCGGATTTCAGCCGGGCTTTTTGCAGGCATGGGCCGGACCTTGATCGTGGTGCTCATCGCGCCTTCCCTTGCAGCCGGTCAGCAACCAGTGTTGCATACCCCGCAATATCCACCCAGTGATCGACAACATCAGGATTGCCGTTGACGATGCGTCCCATCTTGTGCACGATCATCTCCAAGGCTTCCCACTGGTCATCAGCAAAGGTCTTGCCGTGCTTGGTGGCATGCTCGGCCAAATTGCGCTTTAAAGACTGCATGAGCGCCGCGCCGTCTTTGAACAGACCATAGTCCTTGGCCCGGGTATCCAATGTTGCATTTACATCAGGAACGTGGTCCGGGAAATAGTGGGCAATCCGCTTTGCCTTTTGCTCGGGGGTCTGCTTGGCCTTTCTCATCGCAGAATCCGCCCTTACCAACGCCTCATGCGCCAAGGATGGACCCGGTGTTCCATCGTCTTCAGGTGGAGCAAACACCCCAATCTGATTCTCCAGCGCCTTCTTGCGCAACTGGTAGCCCAGCGATGGGGTGATACCAAACTTCTTGGCCACGGTGCCTACCTTGGCCGATGGGTGGTTCATCATGTATTCCATGAACTTTTGTGATTTGCTGCTTTTTTTCATACTGGTGCGTCCTCTGAGTTGGTTAATAAATAGTACTTTCGCGCTTTCTCATGCTTTCTGTGAAGCATTTCTAGAATTTTTGGGTCTACCCTTACGAAAGGATTCCACGTGTTGTTGTCGAGCTTGCTCAAAACGCTCTCGGGCTTCTTTTTCGAGCTGCTCTGGCGGGACGATGGTCTCCTCTGTTGTGAATTTGTGTCCGTTTCCACACTCTCTCCTTCTTCTGTATCTGATTGGGGTTGCTCTTGTTTCAATGACCGTGGACCACGCGCCGCATTCTGGGCAATTCATTGTGTATGCGCCTCCATGCACTTGTGCTGCTCGCCTGCGGTTCTTGTTAGAAAGAGCAGATTGCATTTGGTGCATCGGTACACCAATCCCTGCTCAACAATCGTCTTGCGCTCGCCGTGCGAGCCGCGCACTTTGCCAAAGAATGTTCTGACTGCTTCAAGCATTCTGTTGCTCCTTCCATCGTTTGCACATACGTTTCACGTTCTCACTTTGCTTCTGCCCGCGCTTGCGTTCGCATACGCCACTGATGGACTTCATCTTTGCTTTTTGTTTCAGCGTCAACGGTGCGGGTGGCGGTGGTGGGTCAGGGAATAAACCATTGAACCCCACTGTGGTCAACACCGCACTGAGAATGAGTCGGTCAATCATGTGTTCTTCTCCTTACTTTGCAAGCAATACACCGGCAATAAAGCACAGTGCTAAAAAAATAAGATAGCTGTCGCTCATGTGTTCTTCTCCTCATCTTTGCCCATGAATTCACGAATGGTCGATGTTTTCCATTGTTGGTTTTCTTTCTTCCAAACAAGTGGTGTGCCAATACTGACATTTTTGATTTGTCCTCGCCCAATGCCTTGACCTATGATGGATATATCTCTATTACCGTCTTTGTCTGGGTAGCCGCCAAGCACATGGTTTTCGACAAGGTTTGCAAATGTTCTAAGCCTTGTGCGGAGTAGATTTGCTTGTGGTTCATCAAATTTCGCAGTGTTAAATCCAGCCAAATCAGCCAGCATTTTGAAATCATCGTCTTTCATACGAGCTTCTCCAAAAATTGTTTAATCTGTTCATACACGCCATTTCTTGCGCTGTTGTCAGCCTCATACTTTGTCCACCCTGCGTAACGCATCTCTGTTTCTGCTCGGCGTAGAAGTTCAAACGCCCTGTCAGAGTCTTTAACAATTGCGTCTACTTCGGTTTGATGTGACTGCTTGAGTGCCTTGGTCAGTGGGTTTTCAAGCCACTCCTGAAACACACGCTTCGTTGGTGCAACAACTTTGGTTTTTTGTGTCTTGCCAAGCAAATACAAAATCGTTTCTTTATCGTCTTGCGTCAACAACCACCTAAGAATATCTGCGGTTGAGTGTGCATCCGTAATGGTGTAGCTGCCATCTGTGTTGCGTTTTATTTCTGTTTTAATTTTGCTCATGTGTTCTCCTGTGGTGGCGTGCAAGTGTGAATGTCGTTTGTGCGTTTTCCGCATCGTGGGCAGAAGTTTTGCTCTGTGCGCTGTGGCGGGGCGGTGTAGGACGACAATCTGTTAATAACGTCTTGCCCAGTGTGTCCATCAAATTCAAACAATGCTTTTTCTGTTTCTTTGATTTGAAATAAGCCCCAATCTTTTGCCTCATAATGATTGCTTATCTGTCCGTTAGGAAGAACAGCAACAACAATAAACCACCCACCACCAAAACAAAGTTCGCCATCATGATGTCGCCATGATTTATGAACAGAGCATTTCCCGCTTGCCGACCATTCATTAAACAATGCAATGTTGTATGCCTTGCGAAACTCATACAGTTCGTTGAACGTGTGGTATCCATCTGACGTATTGCCATCAATAGCCACAGGCTCTTGGCTTTCCAACTCTTTGATGGCTTGTTGCAGGGATGTGATGGCATCTTCGGCTGTGTCTAGCTGTTCGCCCCATCCATGCAGCATCTTTGCGTTGGCAGATGCTTCGACAAAACGCTGCGAGTTTTCCAACGCCTCAAGCGCCTGTTTCAATACTTCAATCATTCTTCACCTCTGGCTCTGATGGCTTGCGCCAAAGTGTCGGCGGTTTTATGAGAACCCCATTGGTTCATCTTTTCGTGCATATCCGCAAGACCATCACACAACTTTGCACAGGCTTCGCGTTCTTCGGATTTGGCTCTTTCTGAAACAGCCATAATGAATTTAGCCATAGGGTGATTGATTGGATATGCGGATTCCCCTTCCTCCGTGTGTTCAGTCAGTCGTGCCGTCAACCGAGCAATGCGCTTCTCGTTGTATTGGATAGCCGCATACGCATACTCAGCCGCAGTCTCAGCTTCCAACTTGCGTAGATGTGCTTCGTGCAACTCTTTGGCAATGACTTCATGGATGGTCTTTGCCCGCATCAATTCCTTGATGTACTTGATTGTGGATTCTCTGAAGCTCATTCGTCATCCTCTGTGTTTAAACTTTCCGTTATCAGTTGTTGCTTGACCAACTCCAACACGCCAATGACTGTGGACATATACAGCGACTCGTCATACTTGTGAATGAGCGCCAGCAGTTCGTCAACCAATCCGTTTGCCAGTTTTCCCTGATCAAGGATCATTTGTCGTTTTCCTTTCCTTTTGCCAAGGTCATCATTGCTTCAATCGTTGCATCGGACAAGGCTCTCTTGTATTTATCAGTCAACATGTCCCCGTGCCGTTGGTAGTTGTCAAGGGCCTTGAGCAGCCTTTCCAAAACAGTTTCCAATTCAGCAGCGCGGTTCATTTCTTCAGCTCCCTGATGTAGATTGCAAACGAACTGATGGTGTCATTGCCAAAGCCTTTCATCTTCTCGATGTGCTGTGCCACTTCTTCGATGACATCATTTCTTGTTGGTTGGGCGTAAAGAGCAATCGGTTTGTATGTACTGGGCGGCTTCTTCCACCGAAAGTATTTATGACCCACTGCGTTTTCACACAGATAACCAGTTGGCTCTTGGCTTTCGATCTGCGCCCTCACCGCCGCCATGCGTTGCTTTGCCATGCGCTCAATCTCGTTGAACGCCT